AATAAATCAATATCAACACAAATTTATAAGAAAAGTTAAAATCCCTTGAACGTCACTTATAAAAAGTAAAAATTTTATATCATAAACTTTAAGGCACATGATGGTAATGAACTTTTATCATAAAAATTATATTAAACTGAACGAGAATTAGCAGATTCTAAACAATTAATATAGAAACTATAAAATGAAAAATCTTGGAAAATTCAATAAATGGATTAATTAAACTATCGCTTCGGCAGTTTAGAAAACAATTAAGATGAAATCCTTAACAATGCGAGATTTAATGTATAATCTCTCCAATTAGAATTAGAACACAAAAATAAAGAAATAAGAAATCTTTAAGACATAATACAAGAACGGTAATATATACATATTACATTATTTTTTAGAAATGAAAAATTAAAAGTTGTATCAGTCACATAAGAAACTAACTTAGATAAATGTATAGAATTTGACAAAAAATTGAGAGTTTTTGATCAAGAAAATCAAATTTTGAAACAAAAATTACACGAAAAAGAATTGGACATTGAGAATCTAAAGTTTTAACAAAAGTCTGAAGGTATTTCTATGGTTGAGGTTGAACATCTTAGAAGTGATGTTAAAAGACTAATGGTAATGTTGAAAAATACGGCAGAATTCAATGATTTCGCTGAAATTGCTGATGACGATGGTTTCAACATTAGATTTTTAAAAGATGTTAAGGCGAAAAGTTATATTGACATTGGAACTGGTCACCGAAGTATCAGACCATGGTGCCCTGCCTGTGTATAAGATGAAGTTTTGGATGAAAAAATGCTTTGGTGCCCTGAAGAAGCCTGGAAATTTGCCTAAACATTTAGATTGAAATATGAAGGTGAGATGACTGATATTTTGATAGAAAGATTACTTTTTGAACTAAACAAAATTTGGTCAAGAAGAGAAAAAAAATTGATTCAACAAGTCAAATCTAACTGTACACATCAAATAAGCGCACTCAGAAGATAGCTCGCATTCCATCCAAAATATGTATTTTATTATATATAAATATATAGGATGAGCATTAGGCTAAAGCAAATATAAATAGACTATAAAACTAATTGAAATAAGCTTACAAAGAGAATAGAGAGACATATGCCAGTAGGGAAAACAGGAATCCCCCAGGCGTCAAAGCCATATCAGAGGTTTTAAAAGTAACCCGTACAGTTAATAAAGTAAAGAAAGAGGCCGACGAAAAAAATAAAATTTTAAAATAAAAATTAACAGATATTTAAAATAATAATTCAGACGAAAACTAATAAAAAACATTATTCATGGAGGGGGCAGCCTGGATGTGTAAATAAATTTAGGAGGAAAGTAAAATGTTGAAAGATAATTTCTTAAATTTCATTAAATAATACTAAGAAAAAGAAAATTAAATGATTTAATAAAATGAATATGATCAGACATCTTTGTAACGTAAAAGTGATTGGCTAGTAGAAAACATTGAAACTCTTATTAATATTTATGTAAAATAAATAAAAGAGTATAAAAATAATTCGGAATAATCAATGGCAAAAGCTTGGTAATAGTCTAAGGGGGTATCGACTTCTTATAATGGCTACATAAATACTCATTGAATAAATTTATATCATATGTATATATTTATTATTTATTTATTATTCATTCATCGTATTATTTATCGTATTATTTAGCTTATTTATTATAATAATATTAATATATATAATAAAAGTATCTTTATGGAAACTTTAACTTTTGACTAATATCCTTTTTTAAAGGAATTAAACTTAGCACCAGAAAATCCGGGATGCTATTACGGAGGAAAATGGGGCGGTAATGGTCCTGTCATGACTGTTTATAATCCTACAAATAATCTTCCTTTAGCAAGAGTTAAAACTTCAACCAAAGAGGAGTATGAAGCAGCTATAAATTGTATGCAATAGGGCAAAAATGATTGGATGACGGTAATATTTAATCTATAAATAAAAGACTCCAATTCCATTAAGGGGTGAAATAGTAAGACAAATCGGTGATGCTCTAAGATTGAAAAAGACAGCTTTAGGGGCTTTAATCTCTTTAGAAATGGGTAAAATTAAGTCAGAGGGATTAGGAGAAGTGTAAGAGTTTATTGATATTTGTGATATGGCATGTGGGCTATCAAGAGGATTAAATGGAAAAATAATCCCATCTGAAAGACCTTAACATGTGATGATGGAGTAATGGAATCCTTTAGGAATAATTGGAGTGATTACAGCTTTCAATTTTCCATGTGCGGTTCTTGGGTGGAATTTCGCTATAGCAGTTATTTGCGGCGACTTAACATGCTGGAAAGGTGCATCATCTACTTCACTAATAACCATCGCAACTACTAGAATTATTGCGGAAGTTCTTGAGAGAAATAACTTGCCACCCGGAGTTTTAACAACTGTTTTGGGAAGTGGAGGGTAATATATTTAAATATTTATTTAGTACCATTGGGGAATATATGATAAATGATCCTAGACACGAATTAATATCTTTCACAGGAAGCACAAGTATCGGAAAAAGAATCTCATCAATCGTTCACACAAGGTTCGGCAGAACTATATTAGAATTAGGAGGTAACAACGCTTGCATTGTTATGGGAGATGCTAAGCTAGAACTTGTTTTAAAAGCAGTTCTGTTTGCTGCTGTGGGTACCGCTGGACAGAGATGCACCACACTAAGAAGACTAATTTTACATGAATCTGTCTATGATAAAGTAGTTTAAGCTTTGACTTCAGCCTACGCAACTATTAATATAGGAAACCCTTTAGAGGATAATGTTTTAATGGGACCTTTGCATACAAAAGCAGCAGTCAAGGAATATGTTGAAGGACTTTAGGAGATCCATAAACAGGGAGGTAAAGTATTATTCGGAGGAAAGGTTCTAACAGAAATGAAGGGAAATTTCGTCCAACCTACTATAGTGGAAATTGATTGGAAAGCTCCAATAGTCAAAGTAAAATAAATTTAAATATTAATAGGAAGAGTTATTTGTACCTATTATGTATGTATTCAAATTTAAGACCTTTGAAGAGGCAGTTTAAATTAATAATTCTGTTCCTTAAGGACTTAGCTCTTCTTTATTTACTTAAAATGTGTAAGATGCATTTAAGTGGATTGGTCCTTTAGGATCTGATTGTGGAATTGTCAATGTTAATATAGGTCCATCTGGGGCTGAGATTGGAGGTACGATTTTAATATCAAAATTTAAGGTGCTTTCGGTGGAGAGAAAGAAACTGGAGGAGGAAGGGAGTCTGGTTCAGATTCATGGAAATAATACATGAGAAGATCAACATGTACCATAAATTATGGTAACACTTTACCATTAGCTCAAGGTGTAAAATTTGATGCTAAATTCTGAAAAATGTTTAAATAAAATATAAATATAAATATTATAATAAAATTAAGTCATTTTTTTCATGTGTAATCTATTAGCTTTATATTTTCTCTAGATTCGAATTGTATATTGAAAATTATTTATTTAAGATTCATTAATATATTTAAAATAAAATATAATATATTGATGGAGAAAAATCTATCATAAAGCTATAATTTTAAAAGTCCAATTGATGAAGGATTAAGATCTAGAGATTAACTACTTAGAAAATTTAAAAAAAAATCAAAATTAAAAGATGATAACATCAATAATATTGATTATAATAATGAATTGGAGGTAAGAATTCATTAATGGCTGGATGATCATTAAGTAATACAGACTGATCCATAAGATTCTATAAATGATAAATTCTAAAATAATAAATTTTCTATATCCAAATTATTATAAAAACACAGTGAAAAAATTTAAAAAAATAATGAAGATATTAATTTTGAAATAAATTTAGTTGATGATGAACCTACTAGGTCTAGATAAAGGTCTTTGTCTCAAGATAACACCTTGGGGTTTCCCTCTCCAGATAATTCAATTAAATTAAGTAAAAGCAGCCTTCTATATAAAAGATAAATGACTTAACTGGCATAAAATTTGTCAAAGAGCAATTAATTTCATCTCATTTTAAGTTAACAATTTAAATGATAATAGAACCAAAAATTTATTAAATTTAATATATTTTTAATGAAATTATTACATCTATTTTTACTAAAATAAACATTATTGTAAATATTATTCAAATTTAATAGATATTAATTAATTTGAATTTAAAAAAATGGGTTAGTTATATAGTTTTATCTGTTGTAAAGGTACTTAAAATACTGATATAGAAAATTTAGTAAATCAAACTGATGTAGTTGAAAATCAAGATTAAGATTAATAAAATTAAAATTAAAAAAAATATCTTGACAATAATTATTCATAAGATATTGATTTAGAACAATCATAATGTCCAGCTCTAAAAATTTAAGAAAATAACTAAAAAATTCTTTAAAATATTGAAAAAGATCAGGAAATTCAAATTATAGAAGAGAAGAAAGAAGTACTTCAGGTCAAAATTTAACAAGAAGATTAATGTTAAAAAAGCTAAGAATCTACGTAGGTACAGACTAAGCCATTGAAATCCTGGGAATTGAAAAAATTATAATAAAAAAAATTAAATATAGAAGATTATAGATTTATCGGAAAAACCAATGAGTTGTTGATAAAAAGACCAGGAGAAATAAATGGGAAATAATTTGTTATTGATAATTGTAAAGATTGTACTATTTTAATTTTGGACAGCTCTTCAACCTTATCTATAGATGATTGTGAAAATTGTAGAATTGTTATTGGCCCTAGTCAATCCTCCGTTTTTGTTAGAACAACAAAGAATTCTAATTTAATAATTGCATGTGGATAGTTTAGATCAAGGGATTGCCATGACTTAAAAATTTTATTATAATGTAGATCATAGCCTGTTATTGAAAGTTCAAGTAATATGTAATTTGGATGCTTCAGATTTTATTATAAGGAATTAATTGATTAGTTTAAGAAAGAATCTTTAAATATCTGGAATAACAACTGGAGTGATATATACGATTTCACTAAAAATCCTAAATTCCTTAATTTCAGTTATTTGCCATTTTAAGTTGATGAATTTGATTTATTGAAAAACGAAAATCATGATATTTTTAGTGTAGTTTAAAAATATGAACAATCTAGCCTAATTGTGCCTGTAAGTCTTGGTTTAATGGATAAGCAATACGATTATGAATCTATGTTTATGTTATAATACGATGAGAAATTAGATTTTTTGGTATAAAAATTTAATACATTTGATAATTTTATTTTAAGAAGAAGTTATATGACAACAATTGACTAAAGTAAATTAAATCTTTTAGATTGTGGAAACGAGGTTCTTAATTAAAAATGTCTTTTCTTGTATGTGTGTAGTAGTAATATTAATATTACAGAAGATTTTGAAAATCTTATTGGTGATTAATTTAAGCCCATGTAAAAAAATGAGGTTGTAAAGAAATTTATCAAGAAGACGTGGACAGATAAGACTGAATGCAAAAATATGTGCGATCTTATTTATCAAAATTGGGAAGACGAAAGACATTGATAAATATAAATTTATATAGCATTTTAATAATAAATAAATATTTACATAAATTAAATTAAGATATTTTTCATTTATTATAAATATCGAGCGTTTTGGAAGTATTAAATTGTTTAATATTAATATTATTTTACAATCATTATTTAATTAAATGTTCAAATTTTTTTAATCTATCGAAAATAGTTTAGTCAAATTATTATTAAGTAAATTTTATTATTTTTTTTGGAATTAATTTATGTTGATTCAATATTGGATCTTTAAACTTAGGCAAACATTTTAATTATTTTTAATTATTTTAAAAGGCTATATTTTCATCGAATATTGCATATTTAGCTTTTTACTCATGATGAACCGCATTTCTAAAAAATGAACCATTCTTTTGACCTTTAATTTTATTAATACAACTTTCAAATTTTTATTTTTATATTGCATAATCATACTATGTTGCAGAGTAAGTAGTTTTCATAAATACTTATTTTGTATTTTCAAATTATAGAGGCTCTTTTTAAATCTATAGAATTCCAGGTTTAGACATAACTTTTATAATTCTATATTTTTTATCAGGTTATTCTATTACAATTCTATTGGGTGTTATTTTTTTTACATCAAAATCAGCTTTATTTTCGTATGCAGACCCTTTTAAAGTTCTTTAAGGATTAGCTGGTTTAAATTCTGTCAAGTTTTCTTTACGAGCTGCTAAAAATTTTTTCCTTTCTTCCATGATTTCACGATGCTTTCTTTATTTTTCACGTTCTATAAAATATGGTTCAACGTATGGATCAACAAATTGTCCTTCTTCTTTTTTTTTCGGTTTTGCATCTTTTTTTGAGCCCTCTTCAACCCCTTTTTATGGTTTTTCTTCTATATTTTGATCACCTTGATCTTTTTAATCTTCTGGTTAATCTTCTTATTCTTCACCCTCAATTTCTTCGTTTTCTTTATCAACCTCTTCTTGATCTTAGTTTTATTCTTCGTCAGCTATTTCTTCCTAATTTTCCTCCTCTAAATCTTAGTTTTATTCTGCGGGATCGATTTCTTCCTAATTTTCCTCATCTAAATCTTAGTTTTATTCTGCAGGATCGATTTCTTCATCTTAATTTTATTCTTCGTCAGCTTTTTCTCCTTCTGTGGGATCGATTTCTTCATCTTAATTTTATTCTTCGTCAGCTTTTTCTCCTTCTGCAGGATCGATTTCTTCATCTTAGTTTTATTCTGGTTCTTCTTCCTAGGCTACTTATTCTTCTGGTTCGGCTAAATCCGTTTCTTATTCTGGTTATTCTTCCTAGGCTGCTTATTCTTCTGATTCGGCTTAATCAGGTTCTAATTCTTGTTCTTCTTCCTCGGCTGCTTATTCTTCTGGCTCGGCTAAATCAGGTTCTTATTCTGGTTCTATCTCCAAAGTTTAATCTTCTAGTTCTACTTATTCAGGCTATTCTTACTCTGATTCTGCTTTATTTTCTTAGTTTTATTCTGGTTCTTCTTCCTAGGCTTCCTAGGCTGCTTATTCTTCTGGTTCGGCTAAATCAGGTTCTTATTCTGGTTCTATCTCTAAAGTTTAATCTTCTGGTTCTACTTATTCAGGCTAATCTTGCTCTGATTCTGCTTCCTTATCTTAGTTTTATTCTGGTTCTTCTTCCTAGGCTGCTTATTCTTCTGGTTCGGCTAAATACGGTTCTTATTCTGGTTCTTTATCCTAGGCTGCTTATTCTTCTGGTTCGGCTAAATCAGGTTCTTATTTTGGTTCTACCTTCAAAGTTTAATCTTCTGGTTCTACTTATTCAGTCTATTCTTACTCTGATTCTGCTACCTTTTCTTAATTTTCATCTTCTTAAATTTATTCAGCATTTTCCTAATTTTCCTCTTTTTAATTTTATTCTGCATTTTCCTAATTTTCCTCTTCTAAATCTTAGTTTTATTCTGCATTTTCATCTTCAATTAATTCTTCATTAAAATCTTCATCATCATATTCTCCACTCATTTTATATTAAATTATTTCAAAAAATTATTTATATTATTATTAAAAAGTTATTTATAAAAAAAAAAACTTATATAATTATTTATAAAAGAAAAT